TATCAATATTTGAGTACTAATATGTATAATAACGCAGATTTTGATACATATGCTCGCACAAATAATAGTGACTAATAATTAGTGTATCACCCCATTTTAAATATTCGTGAAATTAGTCATTTCGCGAAGTTATCTATTCTATCTGAGTGCAATTTGCGTCAATATCCTGCATATAAAACTCATAGATGATTTCTGAACATAAAAAAAGACTTCAGCTGACTGAAGTCTAAAATTCGTTATTATTTTTCTCGATTTAATAGAACTGTGAGTATGTAGTTATTAAGACTTCTGTTGTCACTTTTGGCTTCTTTTGTGAGCTCTTCTTTTAGATCAAGTGGGAGTGTAAGTAGAATTCTCGTCTTATCGCTTGAAATCATGGTGTCCCTCCAATATTTACTATAGGCATATTATGACCATAATATTGGACAATTACAATGGATGAATGAATAAATATCCTACTCTATATTGTTTCATGTCGGGTCTGAAAGTTAAACAATCTTTCCTTTGAAAATGAATGCAGTTGTTCCATCTTGTCTAATTACTACACTATCTACTAAAGATAACCAGAGTTCATCGTCAAAAGTTGTTATGATATTTCCCTGCTTATCTATTCGTGCAATTAAATCTTCGATACTTCGCCTTCTTGCGTCCATATCTCTAATTAGGTTGATCGTCGAATTCAATTCTGACTTCAATGATTCGTGTTTGGCCAGCAGTCCGTTGTACTTTGCTATGTATGCGGACTGATCACATGCTATCAGGGCATTCTCCCTAACCAATTTTTCTATAAGACCTTCAATAATACTGATATCATCTCTTAGGCTAATCTCTTTCTCCTCAAGCTGCCCTAATTCGAATAGTTCATCTAAAACTTGGCGAAGATCAGAAATCACTTGAACTTTGTTCATAAGCATTCTATTTACCTCTTCGACAAAGGAAATCTTCAATTGTTCTTCATAAATATGAGGTGTGCTACACTTTCGTTCACCTTGATATTTGTGATTGCAGCGCCAGATTATCCGTCGATATTTACTGTTTGAATGCCAGACCTTGCTACCATAAAAGCTACCACATTGACCACAAATTATCCTTCCTGAAAAACAGGTTTTACCGGTCTTGTATCCCTTCGGTACTTTTCTTACTTTGAGCTCGTACTGTACCTGTTCAAACACCTCAGGACTTACTATACAAGGATGACTGTTCTCAACATAGTATTGAGGTATTTCACCCTCGTTTTTCTTCTTCTTTTTTGTTAAAAAGTCCACAGTGAACTCTTTTTGAAGTATCGCATCACCTTTGTATTTCTCGTTTGTTAGTATGCTCCTGACAGTGCTGACATACCAGAGTTCCTTCCCTCCTGGTGAAGGTACCTTTTCTTCAGTTAAGATCTTAGCTATTCCGCTTGGTGTTTTCCCTTCTAGAAATTGTTTGTATATCCTTCGAACAACCTGAGCTTCTTCTTCTACAATCTTTGGTAAGTTATCTTCACCCTTTTCATAACCCAGAAACTGACCATATGGTAGGTTTACTTTACCTTCTGCAAATCTCTTTCTTTGTCCCCAGGTCACATTCTCACTGATACTTCGGGATTCTTCCTGAGCTAGGCTCGACATTATTGTAATTAGCAATTCTCCCTTGCTATCTAATGTATATATGTTCTCTTTCTCGAAATAGACTTCAACTCCAAATTCCTTCAGTTTCCTAACCGTTGTTAGAGTATCAACGGTGTTTCTAGCGAACCTTGATACAGATTTCGTAATTATGAGATCAATCTTACAGTCTATTGCATCTTGTATCATTCTATTAAATCCGTCTCTATGTTTTGTACTTGTTGCAGAAATACCCTCATCGGCGTAAATTTCTACAAACTCCCACTCAAGTTTCGATTTTATGAAATGTGTATAGTAGTTTCTCTGGGCTTCAAAACTTGATAATTGTTCATCATTATCTGTTGATACTCTGGCATAGGCTGCGACTCTCTTTTTCTCAGAACCGCTGCTTGATGATATTTCACTAAACTTCTTTACTGCTGGGATTACAGTAATCGCCTTTTCTCTGATCATTCGCACCACTCCTCAAAATACATACTTTCTCTGCCAATCATATTTATTGTTAAAGAACCATTTGGTTTTACTAGAATGTCTTCTATTCTTTCTTTCATAATATCTATACTTAAACACTCAACTTCCAAAATTCCTTTTAATAGCTCACTGAGGTTACTTTCGCGGAGATATCTAGCTGAGCAATGATTCTTTCCAAATTCAAGGACACTACCGCAAACCTGATAAATCCTACCATGGTTGTTTTTTCTTCTGTAGTATTTCCCACACTCAGTACATTTGAGTATGCCTTTAAAAGGATTCTCTACTATTTTACATTCGGTCTTATGTCGAAGCCTATTGTTTAATATCTCTTGAGCTTGATTAAAGGTTTCTCTGGACACAATCGCGGTATGTGAGTTCGAAACATAGTACTGAGGTAACTCACCGGTATTGGTAATTAATCTCTTGCTTAGATGATCTGAAACAAACCGTTTCTGAAGTAGTGAATCTCCTATGTATTTCTCATTCTTAATAATCTTCATCACTTTGGCTGATGTCCACACACCACCTCGAGGACGTAGTATTTCTCTGTTTCTTAATTCATTTGCTATCCTAGTGGCACCTATTCCACTAACATAGTCACTGAAAATCTGTCTTACTATCTGAGCTTCATGATCATTAATCTTAATGGTTCTTCCTGAGACTTCGTAACCGTAAATGAATCGAAGATTTAATGACTCCCCTTCTGCATAACTCTTTCTGATGCGCCATTTGCAGTTCTCACTTACTGAAAGACTTTCTGCTTGAGCAAAAGAAGCGAGGATAGTTAGCATCAGCTCACCATCCCCGCTTATCGAGTGAATATTCTCTTTTTCAAAGTATACATCAATATTAAGAGCCTTTAGCTCTCGAACAACTTCCAACATCATCACTGTGTTCCTTGCGAACCTAGAAACAGACTTTGTAATTATCAGGTCAATTTTGCCATCCCTACAGTCACTCATCATTCGCTGAAACTCATCTCTTGTGTCCTTAGTTCCAGTTTTTGCTTCATCAGCGTAAATTCTCACAAATTCCCACTCCGGATTTTTCTGTATGTAGTCGCTGAAATAACTGATTTGCGCTGACAGTGACTGATGCATGGAATCTTTGTCCGATGATACCCTTGCATATGCAGCAACCCTTCTTTTCCTAAGTTTTATTGGTGCTGAAGCCTTGATTTCTCTTATGATCCTGGTCATCTGATCTCCTCCTTTCAGCACCAATGTTAACTCTCATATTGATACATAGCAACCATATCTATTGCTATAAACTACCTATGATTGGTTTGTATTTATCAAGGAGCATAATGTTTATTTTGCGGAAATCTTCATTATCAATCATCTTTTGATTTAGGATTGTTTTGACTATTGTTTTTGAAATTTGGTAATTTTTCTCACGTTCAAACTGCTCTTTTGTCATATGTATCTCCTTGTCGATTTTATTCCTCTCTAATAAAGCTCTCAAATCCTGCAGCATTTAGCCTTGAGATAAGTTCCTCCGCATTAGCTTTCTCCCTGAATGCACCAGCCTGGACCCGATAGAGCTTATCTTCAGTCTCTACCTTTTTCTTTGAAATTTCAAAAGTCTTCACGAGTGCCTCAACGTATGCTCTCGCGATGCTGTCTTTACTCCCGACTATCCATTTTGCTGTTGCAGGATTGTCGTGGAAATCAGTCTCGGCAAGTACTGCAGTGATCCCTATCTTATTAGGATTTCTAACTTCAGCAAGACCGTATCCAGCATAAAGCTCCATCCCATTTTTCACTGCTGTATCCCTGTTTGATCTAATCGGACAGATTGCATTAAGTTCCCTGACAATATTTCTAGCAAGCTCCTTGCTGCCGTCGCTGTTGGGGTGATAAAACGCCACAGCTCCGCTGGCCTTCCCTTTACCACCAGCATTTGAATGAATAGCCAAATAGACATCACATGCTTTATCCTTGGCTTCCTTTGGCCTCCCTGAAGCATTAATAGTTAGATTTGTGGTAGCAATCATAGTCTCACATTCATACTCTGAATCCAGTATCTGCTTTATCTTTGCTGCCACTGCCTCCATCTCAACCTTCTCGTTCGTATTGCCTACAACATACTTATTATCCGGCTGATTGCTTGGTGAAAGATATATTTTCTTAGTTCCCATCTTTGTCTCCCCCTTCGTTTAGCTGCTGAAGCACAGTTCTTAGTTTCTCAGGTATTGGTAGTCCAAGTCTTGTAGCGTTCTCCAATATGCTTATTCCTTCATTGGACATATAAAAGAAGATCACTGCTGTTCTTATTACCCCGCCTTCTCCCAAAATATTTGTGTCGATAATGTTCCCAACCACAACAAGTGAGAATATTAAAACCTTCTTGAATATTCCTCTTGCTCCAATGTCACTGGAGAGCTTACGGTCAAGGATTGCGCACATTACTCCAGTCACATAGTCGATTGCTACAACAACGACAAGTGCATAAAGAAATCCATCAAATCCCCCCATCATCCATCCCAACCATCCTCCTAATGCCGTAAAGGCATACTGAATGCTATTCCATACTGCTTTCATCTATTCATCCTCCTGATTTTGCGCATAATAAAACGCCTTGGTTCTCCAAGACGCTTTCATCGATTAGTTCAAGTATTTGCTTTTTTCCAGGTCTTTCAGATTTACATCGGTCATACTAAGCTTCTCGCCGCACTTACATTTACCTGAGTACTCCCTGAATGTTACACAATCATCCATTCTAATCCGATAATCGTGTAGGACCTGCTTTTTACCACAACTACATTCTACAACTACCACTCTATCCCCTCCTAAGCATATTATGCTTAGGAGATTTATTTCTATACATAAATATCTGGTTCTTCTCTCAATTCTGCAAGTATTTCTTTTTGAAGCCTAGGATCACGTGAATCAGGGATATCCATAATCGTTTCATCACCACAACTAAAGCAGAACATATGATATTTCCTTATAAGTTTCTTCTTTTCACATACAAGATCATAGTCTAGGGCTATGAGTTCTCCACCACAAATCAAACATTCGTACAAAGTAAACACCTCCAGTAACTAAATATGCTGGAGGTGTTAAAATGGCAACGAGTCATTTTATAATTCGAGTCCATTTAGTATTTTCTTGAGCTCACACATTTCCTCAAGGGATAGCGTTATGCCCTTTCCCATCTTCTCATCTCCTGGAGCCCACTCGCGAATATCGTACTTCGCTTCCTTATCATTCCAGGATATACTTCTTACTTCCTTTGTCCAGCCTGATTTGCTTGTGGAAAGCACACCGTACTTTGCATTTACATCGTATTTTAGATCAGCCATTTTCAATCTCCTTTACTTATTTTTTATAGGTTATACAGGTACCACTTCATAGTGTCCCTCTCATACTTCATTTTGACAGTGGTGTGTCTATCTTCGACCACTGCATCACAAAGATAGGTATACATGATGTTACCAGCAAGTTTCTCAGTTTTCCTATCTCTGATTTTCTTTACTGATCCTTTCATGTACTCATCGTTTATCATGAACCTGAAAGTTACAGGTCTTGGTGGCTCTCCCGGTTTGCTGTATGCTAGTGCTTCAACTTCTAAGAGATTGGTCTGCATTCTAATCACTCCCTCTTTCCTTGTGTAATCATTATAGAACATACGTTCTTTATTTTAAAGAGGGAACTTGGGCTAAATTTCATTTAGTGCATCAGGGTACTTCCCAAAAAGAAAAAGAGCTCGAAAGCTCTTTTGAAATTATATTTTCTACGATGGTCCTTTGATTTCGAATCTGTCACTGCTATTTGAATTACCAGGGTAATCCACTATTTAGCTATTTTCAGCAATCTTGCATTAAATGATACAATAATTGTACTTAAGGACATTAATACAGCTCCAACTGCAGGGCTTAATATTATTCCATAGTTAATCAGGATCCCTGCTGCTAACGGAATCGCCAATAGGTTGTATCCCGTTGCCCATATCAAATTCTGGATCATCTTCCTATAGGTTGCCTTTGATAATTTTATTATCTGAACAACATCCAGAGGATTACTTCTTACAAGAATGATATCCGCAGTTTCAATAGCTACATCGGTACCAGCACCTATTGCGATGCCTAGGTGAGCCTTCGCCAGAGCTGGAGCATCGTTTATCCCATCACCTGTCATGGCAACCAAACGGTTCTCGCTGACAAGCTGCTCAATTTTCATTGACTTCTCATGTGGTAGAACTTCAGAAATAATTGTTGAGATACCTAGTTTTTGACCTACTTTCTGTGCTGCGCGGCTATTATCACCGGTCAGCATTATTGGTTCAATTTGCATTGCTTTTAATTCACTTATCGCATCAAAGGCAGTATCTCTTATAATATCAGAGAGTGCAATCATGCCTACAAGGACCTCATCCTCGAGAACGAAGACTGTAGTTTTGCCTTCCCCGGTTAGTCGCTCATAATCCTCCTTATTGTAGGCAATTTCTTCTGACTTCATATATCCAGGACTGACAATCAGTACATTCTTCCCATCAATTGATGCACTAAGTCCTTTTCCTGGTATAGCCTGGAATTCCTTTACGTCAGCCATACTTATTTTTCGATTCTGTCCTTCTACTAGAATACCTTTTGCAATTGGGTGCTCTGACTGACTCTCGACCGAATAAGCAAGAGTTAGCAATCTTCTCTCCTCAATACCATATGGTACAATATCGGTTACCCCAAATTCACCCATAGTCAGTGTTCCTGTCTTGTCGAATACTACTGTGTCTATTTTCCTTGCCATTTCAAAGTTAGCCCTGTTTCGAATCAACAACCCGTTCTTAGCTCCAATACTGGTTGAAACTGCAGTAACCAATGGAGTTGCCAAGCCTAGTGCATGTGGGCAGGAAATGACAACAACCGTAACTGCACGCTCCATAGCAAAACTCACACTCTCACCGAGTAACAACCAAATTGAAAATGTTGCAATTCCTCCAATGACAGCAATATAGAACAAATACTTAGCTGCAACATCAGCGAGCCTCTGTGTCTTCGACCTTGATGACTGAGCCTCATTGACCAGCTTAATAACTTGTGAAAGGAAAGTGTCCTCACCTGTTCTTGTTACTCTAAATTTTAAGGCACCTTCTGCATTTATTGATCCGCCTACAACCTCGTCATTAGTTGACTTCTCAACTGGCATTGATTCTCCAGTCAGCATTGATTCATTTACCGTTGATCTTCCCTCTGTCACTTTGCCGTCAATCGGTATTTTTTCACCAGGCTTAACCAAAAGAATCATACCTTTTCGAATATTAGCTGCTGCAATATCTTTAATATCACCATTTGCTTCAACTAGATGTGCAGTTTCAGGCATCAATTTGACAAGTTCTTCTAATGCTCTGGATGCTCCCAATACCGATCTCATTTCAATCCAGTGCCCCAGGAGCATCACAGAAATGAGTGTTGCTAACTCCCAGAAGAAATCAGATCCAACTTGAGCAGCAACAGTATACGCACTATATATATACGCAACGCCGATTGCAAGGCCAATAAGTGTCATCATAGCAGGGGATTTCTGTTTCAGTTCATCTATTGCACCAATAAAGAAAGGCTTACCGCCTATTATGAATAATACTGTAGACAATATGAACAGCAAGTATGAATCACCAGCAAATCTCCAATTAACACCAATGAACATTTGAATCATCGGTGATAAAGCCAATATCGGTACTAGCAATATCAAGGAAAGAAAAAACCTTCTACGAAAATCTGCGACCATCATCGCATGATGGTCGTGATGATTGCCGCCATGTGAACTATGTTCTTTCATATGCTCATTTGTATCTGTATGACCATTATTATGTTCATTGGGATCATGCATATGTTTCATTTCATGCTCATGATTATGATGTTTCTCGTGATCAGCACTTGTTTCAATATTATCTAATTTTGTCTCTTTTGCACTTTCTCCATGGTGCTCATGAGTATGGTTAATGTTCGTATCGCTTGGTTCATGTTTGTGATGACTATGTTTATTATGATTTTCCAAGATTACTACCTCCTTAGTAAGATAGTTAAAGTTTAATTTAATAGCGGATCTATACCCTTAGGAAATAGACCCGCTCTGAAGTAACCTATTAAATGCTTATTTAGTCATGCCTTGATGCATGCATTCGTGGTCTTCCATCTCGATTACTTCAAGATCGCAATGCAAATAATGCATTACTTTGTGTTTGTACATTGGGTCGTCCTTTTCAATTCCCATGAACGATGATCCCGGGCCCATTTGCTCGGCGACCAATTTAAGTATTTCTCCACTTGGCTGTACTCCATGTTCAGTGAGAATCTCAACAGCAAGAGCAGGTGCAGCAGCTAAAGCTTTTTCCCCTCTTGTAGCTGCAAATACTGGGGTAGTTGAGAAAAGTGCTATTGCCAGTGCAATACTAGTCATTTTCTTGATCATTTATTTTCCTTCCTTTCGTTAATCAGATGCGATTAATCTATATGCTTACTTTAAACGATAAATATGGAGAATAAATGAAGACAATAAATGAGAATTGTAACAAATCAAACCGCTCTTTTCACGATATCCAAAATGCATAATGTTAAAAGGATTTCTTCTTACGGAGACAGCTGAGTCAATATTCTATGCGAGTTAGTCTAAATAATCATAATCCATCCAGCTGAATAAACTTCAGGACTCCACACATTACTATCAATTAGTGACTCATATACAATTCCGTTGAATGTTACCTTGTCTTCTGTATTGTATGTATCATGGCTGCCTGTTGGCTGGACCCATTCAGGGATAACGCCTTCTGGTACTATCTTCTTGAATAGAGATGGCGTTATGTCAGGTATCCAGTCTTCCTGGGAAGTGTGACCTGGTGCAATTACCTCGTAGAGCTGATTATTATATTTAACGTTCGTGCCTGTTGAGTAGTTTATTCCTGGCTCCCAATCAGGATATATTTCAATGAGTTCAAGCATCTGCACAACTGTTAGCTCAGCTTCAATCAGTGCCTGTTTGTATTTCTTTGATATTGCAAGCACCTCTGCTTTTTCAGCCTGTTCATGTTCAACTGCAGCTGTCAGCTCAATTATCTTCTCTTCCGGAAGCAGATCCTTATCTAGAAAATCAACTAAGCTATTTATTATTGCTCGCAGCTCTTCTGGTGCTTTCTGGATCACAATCTCTTTAGTTACAGTGTCTTTGAAATACCTTATCTGATAGCTATCGTCGTATTTGTATATTGTTACATGGCTTATCATTTCATCCTCCTTACTTTATTTCTCTCCATACGTCCCCAATATTTATATAGGCTTGAACCACTTGTCTCCATGCGTCGCTTATGTTCACGTACATAGCTGAAGGCTGCTTCCAAAAATCTCCTACATTCAACTGAAACGCTGGTACCTCACTGTAGTCAACATAGAGTCTTGGATTATAGACATTGTTTGGTGCAGCGCTCTCTTGGGTTCTGAAGTATGCCATGGTTGCAGTACTTGATAGAACCTTGATCCCATACTTCCCGGCTCCACTTTCATACCAAGCCTTCACAATATTAGTTACAGGAACTGCTACATCAACATTAAGTGTGGTTCCTGTGCTTACGGAACTATCTCCATCGCCTGCTGCAGAAGGCATATTATTCCAGGTTATAGTTGTTGCTACCCATGAAGCAAGCCATCTCTGAGCATAGATTGTTGCAGCTCCTGACTCCAGGCTATAGAGCCTGAGGTATAGAGTGGCTGAGTTTATTCTGCAGTTTGCAGGTATTGAGCTCAGGTCCCAGTTAAGAGCCATGATCCTGGAAGTGGTACTTGTTTGCCTTAAAGTATTACTGGTAGCTGTCCTGTACACGCTATTTGGTCCGTCCTGAAGACAGTTATTATCTACATTAGCGTTTATTGTTACTGTTCCCATTACTCCTCCTTACACGTACTTCAGGTACACAGTTCCAGTAGGAACCGTACTTGCTGTCGGTGGAGCTCCTGTGCCAGAGATTATTCCAGCAACCTTTGGTGTTGTTCCACTAACGTAGTCAGAGAGTGAAATTGATGTATTGTCATGTGCATGAGATACTGCAGCATCTGAGGTATAAATTCTAGTCCATGATGCAGCTACATTCCCATCTGTAGTCCTCCCAAAGAAAGCATTTCCTGTTCCACTGTAGTCTATCCAAATGCCACCCCACCCTTTAGCCATATCTCGGGATCCGAATTTTATGAAGTAACCATAGTTGGAAACCGGAGGAGTTCCAACTGATGTGTGGCTTATGAATCCACAATAACCATTGGGAAGATCTCCCCAGGCTGATGCTGAGGATAATGTAACGAGTGGTGAAAGAGTTCTCCCAATTAGTGTCGCTGCACCTGAAACAAAGGCACTCTCTAGTATTGTTCCTTTATAGTAGGCGTCGCCACCTATATCCAAGGCACCTTGCTCCCAGACCTTTCCCACTCCAATTCCGGATTTACTCCAGGACATAGCAACTTCCCCTGTTGAAAGCACATAGCCCGCAGTCACCGAGTTAAACTTATCGCTTACGGTCAGTAGTAAGTCATAGCTGGTTGTGGCTGTATAGGTTCCGTATACTGGAGAAACATTAAGTGAAGTTGTTCCAACAGCGAGACTTGTGCTGACATGTGTGGTTGTCCAGGTCCCACTGGTTCTAAGCTTTGATTTTATTGAGTACGTTATCTGGTTCTTGCTGTTAAGGCTGCTGATCGTTGCTGTTGCAGTATACTTTCCATAAGTACCAAGTGGTGATGCATTACCTCCACTGTCACTTCTGAAAGCAGAGAATGCAGAAATTACAGGAGCGTTGTACGTTAATAACGTACATGACACTGTCTTTTCGGTGCTTACCCTTCCTCGACTATCAGTGACTGTGGCAGTGGCAACAATAGTTCCAGTTGCTGAAATGGCTCCAGTCGTGCCGACTATGTTGGAAGTATTTGTGTATGTTGTTGAGTTGAATACTACCTTGTACGAGGAAATGGAGCTGGATTTTACACCTGCTGCTCCATTTATGGTGAACTGGATCCTACTGAGATTCTGCGCAAAGTTATTCGTTCCAAAGGCCAGATTTGCAACTGCAGCTACAGTCTCGGCTGCAGTTACGCTTGAAAATGTCGGTATAATTGTAGTGCCCACATTTGCTGTTGCATTTGCACTCTGAGTACTACCTATCTGGGATCCATTTAGCTTTGTAGTCACATATGCTGTAGCTGTTGTTGAAACTGCTGATGGGATAGTCGCATAGATCTCATCAAGCTGAGCTGCCGAGAATGTGTAGCTGTCCTGGGCTAGATCCCCAGTTGTTTCAATTACCGTTCCTCCCACATTTATCTGGAAAGTATTGGTGAAGCTTGCTGAATACCTTGGAGCAGTAACTGTAACTCCAGAGCCTATGGTGAATTCCGGGAATGAAGTTATTAGGCTCGCTCTCGGTATCGTGGTTAGTGACCAGTTGTAACTAGCTACGGCTCCATCGTAGAGTGAGCTTGGTCCATTTATATCAAAGCCGGATGACACTGCAATTGTTAGTGATCCGTCTGAGTTATGTGAAATGTCTGCTGTGTATGTTCCAAGCTCCACAACCTGCTGGTTTCTGAAATCCATGGACCTGGTATCGTAGAATACATTCGATCCATTTATCTTGATCCAGCAACTATTACCTGTGGTACTCGAGGAGTATGCCTGGTATGTATCGGATGAAGAATATGCCCATTGCCTTAAGGTAATGTTTGATGTGTTGTTCTGGATGCTCTGGGAGTTAATGGTAAGGTCCAGGTAGAGATGATAAGTGTGGTTCACGTAGGGACTGCTTAGGGTTCCTGTAAGTCTAATATCCGGCATATCTCCACCTCCTATCCGATCCACCTGACCAGCGTAATATTCGCATCATATTTTTCTATCTTGTGGTTTCCAACTACCATGGATTCCAGGACCTGAGCTGATTTTATGTACATGATTTGTCCGTTGATGTAAGCAACTATTGCTTGTCCGTCCTTGAAGTTCATCTGCTGATTGGTGATGTTTATCTTCAAGTTGCTGTTGGAATCTCCAATGGTTAGTCCAATTACGTCATCGAAATTGAAGTATTGGTTTATGTCCTCAACAGTGCTCATATCAGCCTTCCCGTTGAGGGCTTGCTCAATTGAGGTTCCAGCATAGCTAATGTCATTGTTTGTTACTTTCCCTGCGCCAAGGCTGAAGGTGCCATCAGCAAGGTTTATCCAGCTGGATCCATTAGCTGACTGAAGTATTCCTGACTTAACGATATTTGCACTTAGCTCACCGGTTGTTACAAATGATGCATTGATCCTTCCATCATTTGTTATCGCTATTGGAAAGTTACCATTTATTCCACTGGAACTGTAACCAAGTCCATTAATGTTCCATCGCCATATCTTCTGGGCTGTTGCGGGATCATCAGTATCCATTATTAGGATCTCGCCATTTCGCTTTAGGACATAGCCTCCAAGAGCTGATGTAAGTAGTGATGTTGCATTAAGTATTGCTGCGCTTAAGTCCGCGTTGTTTCTTTCCACAGTCTGGGCTATTGTCTTCTGAGCATCTGAGAGTTTTGTTATGCTTCCTGATAGACTTTCTTTGAAGTCACCAATTTCAACTTTAGAAGTCCTACCTAGAAGCAGATCCTTCTCTATGCTGATCACTCTTGATTTGTGATTAATTCCTAGATCCAGATGCCTACATGTGACAGTGTCGCCAAGCTCCACCTTCACCAAATTGCTGAAGCTTCTATATTCATCAGTGTTTTCAAGGTTTACCATATCCACTTTGATGTTTGTCACTGGAAGATCGCACTTCGTATCAATGAAGTAGGAAGTAACCGCTGCACGTAGCTGTGTAATCGCCTCTTCCTCAGTTGTTCCCTCGTCAATTCCGATGTCGAAGTCTTCTTCCTTGATTCTAGGTGAGTTGTAGACTCCAATGTATGGGCTATCCACATATACCTCTGGAAGTTCCAAGCCATCCTTACCCTTTGGCCGGATTCTAGTAATTATCGGATCGTAATCCTCAGCAACCTCCACATCCAGCATGTTCTTTCTGTATGAAATAGTTACTCCGTTATCTTGACCTCTCTGAACGAGAATAGAGATAAGCCAACCATCAAGTTTTAGCTCCCCATTCCATCTGGTTATTATGCTGTCAGTTCCCATGATGCAATCAGCAATATTCCTATCAATGAAGTACTGAGTTGCTGGTGATGAGATGTCAGAGAATGCAGTGAATGGGTGTACATAATTAGCTGCACCTAGAACATCCTCCAGTGCAGCGTGAGCTCCTTTATTGGTTGGCCTAATATCCCTAACCTCGTTGTATACCAAGTCCCAAAACACATGCCTGGTATATATGTAAAGTGACCTCATTCCCTTCCTGGTCCTATATATCCTGAAAGGCTGCCCATCTGCATGTATTATTCTACCTTCAATGATCTCCTTCCACTTTCCTGTAGTATCATAAATCGCTTCAAACTCTGCGCTGTAAAGACCGTTCAGGACTTCTTTTGAGCTAGCTTTGATGAGGTTGTTTAGCACAGTTATTCCATTGATAGTGAAGGTTGTTGCATCTTTCTCAAATAGTCTGATCAAGCCTTCACCTCCTAAAGATTTCGCCAGTTTGGTATGATCTCAAGTTTAGTTACAGTACCTGCCCATGAGATTGAGTTCGTACCAGGAACGAATAGCGGAAACTCCCCCTGCATATCGTTGTTCTTTACAAGTAGATCCTTGTATGCTTCCTCAATTTCACTATTTAGCGTCACGTACTCCGAAACATTGCTTAAAATCACATTCTTCGAATTCACAGTTAACGTAATGCCTCCAGTGCCAAACACCGTTATTATCGGCCTTGAAGCTGCAGTTCCTGGGTTTACTAGATTTCCTGGCACTGGTATTGTCTGCATTGTCAGCCCACTTTCCAGATACCCATAAGGCTGGCACATAAACTTTATCTTCGCTGCCTTTAGGTATAGGAGTTTCTTGAAGTCAATCTGGCCATTTAGTCTTGCCTTGTAGAACACATCTGGTTCGCTGGATAAGATTAGATTCCCACTTCCTCTTAGCCAAACTTTAATGGAACCTAGCTGGCTCACATCCTTTAGTGTTATTTCCAGTTCCTTTTCAACTGGTGATAAGCTTCCATATTCTTGGAACAGGAATCCATCCCTACCTGGAACCTTAAGAAATTCACCATCCTCCTTTGCAGACTGGAGTGGAGGGAGGGTATTCACTACTATTGAGTAATCTCTTGAGTCAACATCTTTGAATATGAAATAGGCTCCCATTAGTATGCCCCTCCTCTCGACAGCCTTTCGTCTGATATGCTTCTTGTCATTAGCTCATCAAAGTAGTCATACAGACCACTTGTAAGCTTTCTTCCATCAAGGTATACATCCACCTTTTTCTCAGCTATTTGCCTTAGAAGATAGATCATCTCTCTAAACTCATCCCCTTTACCCATACTTAGTGACCTCATAGCATCTGCCATAATTGGTACAAGCCGATTAAGTGGCAGTATAGCCTCACCACCGGTGCCTGACTCTCCACCTGCGAGGAATGAGGTCCCATCGAATCCGAATATTGTAGGATCCAGCATAAGTCCACCTTCTCTGTACCACTTGATCCCAAAGGATGGTACTTGTGGTGGTGCGAGGCTAAATTTTCCTTCTATCTCAAAGTGTGGGAGCTTAATCTGAGGCAGCTTGAATTCAGGTAACTTAAGGTTTTTGAAGAAACCTACGATGGCATCAATTGCTGATTTCACTGCATCCCTAGCCTTGTTTATCGAGTTTGAAACTGTACTTGTAACTCCATTCCATATGCTGATTCCAGTGGCTTTCAGGGTATCCCAGTTTTTATAGAGAAGGACTCCTACAGCTATAAGTCCGCCTATAGCTGCTACAGTTATTCCAATTGGACCAGTTATTATTGCTATGACTCCGCCCGCCGTTGATATTGCCCCTGAAACTGCACTGAAGGCCGACACAGCGGCTCCAACTATTGATACGACCTTACCAATTACCAAGATAACTGGCCCCACAGCGGCAGCCACAAGAGCTCCCTTCACAATGGTTTCCTGTTGCTCCTTTGAAAGGCCTTGGAAGCTGTCCATAAGTGGTTTAACTACTCCGATTAGACTTTCAAGTATTGGAATAAGTATCTGTCCGAATTGAATACCTATTTGCTCCGCCTGCTCCTTCATAGCCCTTATCTTATTGGTTGGACTGTCCATTGTCCTTGCCAGGTCTCCCTGGGCATTCTTCGTTGAATCAAGGATTACACCATACCTAGCCTGTACCTTCTGAGCTTCAGTAAGTTCTTCACCCTGCTTTGCTATTCCATGAGTATATGCATAGGTTTTTATGGTATTGTCGTTTACAAGTATTCCAAGTGCCTTAAGTGGTTCTGCTTCACCTGATATACCGGCTCTAAGCTTATTGAAGGCTTCGTCCGGATTCAGGTTATAGAAAGAAGCCATGTCATATGCAAGTTTTGTAAGATCCTCTGACATATTAAGAGACTCGGCTGATGCAAGACCCATGGATGTCAGCATAGAGTTGTACGTTGCTACATTACTTCTAACATTGTAGGCATTAAGTCCCAGAGCCTTAGACATCTCTTCAGACCAGCCTCTTGCTTCACCAGCAAGACCACCCATGGATACTTCAAATAGGTTCTCAGACTCTATTGCATCCATTGCCATCTTTGTGGCAGCAGTTCCAATGCCGAGTATTGGTAGAGACACAGCAGTTGATAGATTCTTACCTACTGACTGCATCTTCTCTCCCACTGCCTTCATCTTGCCACCGGCTTTATCTAAGGCTTCTGAAAGTGTGTTCCAGACAGAAGTTTTTTTCTTTAGCTCATCGGAAGTATCTTTCAGTTCCTGCTGCATTTTGCTTAGCTCTGCATTGGCATAGTTCAGCTTGATCTTTAGGTTTTCTGATGCCTTTGAGTCTGCACCCTTTTTCTCCACACTTTCCTGGAAACTCTTAGAGAGTGCTTCAACCTTTGTTTTCTGGATGTCGATCTGTTGATTCAGACTGTCAGCCTTTAGCTTTAAACCTTCAGCCGATTTTCCGAAGTCTCCAAGTTTTGCACTGGCTGCGGTAAATTCGCTCTGCACAAGCTTCAAGCTTCTCTGTAGTTTATTGACTCCTTCCTGGAACCCTGTATCGTCGAGACCTATTCTTGCTACTACTGTACTGCTTCCTCCAGCCAAATTTACCACCTCCCTTACAATGGAATATTGTCAATTGTGTCAACTCTGTTGTCATCAATGCCATTAACTGATTTATGGATCCGGAACAAGCCATGAAGCTTTCTTGGGGTTGAGTTCCAGAACTGCTCCTGAGTCATCTTGAGGATCACAGTCCCCAAATAAAACAGCCACTCCCAATCCCAATCTATGGAACTTGAGTGGCTGTCACTTCCCCCGAGGTTTCATCAACCTCAGGCATTGCTATACTTAGTGCTTTATTGATTACTGTGCCGAGCCTTTCAAGATCATTTAAGTCTAGAAGTGAACCAACGCTTTTCAAAGTTACTGATTCATCCTCTACTTTAACTGCTGCATATACCAGGGCTCTTACAGCCTTGATCTTCATCCTCTGAAGATCTTCAAATGCTTTGTTCAGATCACCGTAGATGTCCTCCAGCTCACAGAATGTGTTCAGATTGAATTTCAGTTCATATTCCTTTTCATCAAGGGTAAACTTGATACCCTTGTCCTTCAACTCATTTCCTTTCAATTGTTATCCTCCAGAAATAGTTTTTACGCAAAAAAGGAACTTACTATTTCTAGTAAATCCCTTAACTGTGGAAATTCTTGATGATTATTTACTTTTAGTCAACTTATCAATAGATTTCAATTCTGATTCGTCATATGCTCCAAACCAAACATGTAGCTTCTCTTTTGCTCTTAGTTTTGTATCCTCTTCAACAAATAAAGCAACAGCGACAAGAGCTGACGCTAACGCAGTCAAATCATCTGAAAAACCAGCTACTGGAATAAAGTCAGGTATTAAATCTACTGGCAAAATAAAATAACCTAAGGCTCCAACAATAATAGACTTAGCCCACGTTGGGGTGGTTGTTTGCTGTAATGTGTAAAACAACAGCAATGCAAGATAAATTATTTTAATACCAGCCTTCTTTGCAAACTTAATGATTTTATCAAATAGCTTGGGTACGGAATAAGCTTCAGTGTATTTTTCATCTTTTAGTTCCTCATTGATTTCTGAATAAACCTCAGTATCCTTTAGGTCTTTCTCTTCTTCGTCAAATTCCATGTGACACCCCTTCTTGTATTATTCATTTACATCAATATTATATCATATCGTGCTCTTGAGTGTCGTTGTATATCAAGGCCGTAATACTACTCAGTTCTCAGTTCTCAAAAACATCACTAATGTCTCCAGCTGCTGATAAAAAACCTAAGCTTACTATGTCAACCAAATTATCATTAGCTTCTGAAATGTACCACTTACCGTCCTTTTTTACGCAGTCAATTTTAAGTGTTACTTCCTTATAAGTATCTGCTAAGGTATTCGCCTTTTCATTTATTGTGTCTAAAAACAATTTATTCATTTCTTCATCAGTCGGATTTTGACCGCTAAAAGCCATGCCCATTGCTTTTGTAATAACATCACCCATAGCAGCCTTGAGTACAATCCCACCATCAATATATTTTGCATTCACTTCTACTGATGCATTGTCCCCTTTAATGTCGCTGCTAACTATCTCATACGTCATTTTGGGTAATTTTGATTTTAGATATTCTTGATAAAATTCTACGAATATATCATCAACACTATCACTATAAATAGTCTCAACATTCTGCATTTCACCGGTATTAGCCGGATCTACATATGTCACCATCGTTTTATAATCTGCTTTTTTTGATGCATCCAAAAAACCTGACACCGTATCCTTGGGACTTGGGCTACTACAGGCAAATAAGCTTAGTACCAATAATGACATGACCAGAGCGGAAATTACCTTTTTCATTTATATACCCCCATAAACACATTTATGCACTACACTTATGCAGTAAGCAATATTGCACATCATAATTATAGCATATTATTCCATTATATTGCACTTATGGGTTTAACTTTGTGATTAGGCGTAGCTTATTCACTAACTTATATTGGAGTAGGCTCAGCTGGAACTCCAGTGAACCAACCAGAAATTATAGTCGGATCCGCTCCAACTTCATCCTCATCAGCAATGAATCTGTAGTTACCATCAAAGTCCCTAGCAAAGAAAGTTCCTTTAAGCTTGGAGCTCTTTGGTGCAGGCTTCCCTGCTTCAGTATCAAACTCATCAGATGTCAGCTCAAACTTTCCCTTCAGGAGCCACACGAACCTGTACTTTCCATTGGCCTTCTTTGACTTGAATCCCATGGCAATAGTTGGTGGTAGATCATCCTTACTCTCAATGAGAACGCCCTTTACCACCTTTGCACCCTGGAGTGTAGCCCTGCTTGTCAGTGAAAGCTGGTTCAGTTCAATTTCAACCTCTACACTATCGAATGCTGAAATTACATCTTCTACAATATCATCAGAGTATATGTTCTCTGAGTTCACCTTCGGTGATATTTTTGCACTCACCGCTCTTTCCAATTTCTCTGGCACTCCATATGTAGCTCCGGTTCCGTCATCCTTTGTTACAGTCGCTATGTGAATATCTTTAAGTCCTATTTGTCTAGGCATTTTATCCCTCTCTTTCTTCTAAGTAGTAATACCTCAGCGCCTTATGGTAAATTCTTGTGTCAGATTCATAGAGATCCGCTTCGTCAATCCGAGTAAACCCAGCATTCTTCATTTGGTTCTTTACTTGAATCACAAGGACTTCATAATCAATCTTTGACCATATATCGACCTGAACATATCTCCCTGTTAAGCTTTCCTCGTCATCATCATAAGCTTCACCTGCTTGGAAGTATTCGTGGAATGTTATGTATTGATTAGCTGCACCTGAATGCTTCTGAAATTTCACAGGGACTCCAAGTGGGGTCAAAGCCTCAAGTATCTTCTTATTCAAACTCCATAAGCCCCCTCTCAAGTTCCTCTTTTATTACATTGTTGATGTCTTTTTGGTTTTCCTTAAGTGATTTCTCGGCCCAATGCTGAGCAGGCATCTTTGACGTGCCATATTCAGTAAACTTCGAATAGAAGAATTCTGATGCATCATCCTTTGTAGGCCCAATGTTCACAAAATCAATCCCATCTGCCCTTTCTATCTTTGATACCCTTATATTGTCTGCCATGTGTTTCTTTGTATCTCTTGATCTAGGTGCTTTCTCTTCCATGCTTTCTTTAACCATGTTGCCTGCCTTACTTAAAGCGTTCTTCTTGATGGCCTCACCCTTATCGCCAAGCTTATTAACCTTATCTATTAGCTCCTGCATTCCCTCAAGATTTATTCTAGCCAATAGAGTCCACCTCCTTAGCCTGTATCTCAATATACTCATTTCGGTATTTGATATTATCAATAGAGGTTATGTTGTAGACCTTATCCTGGAACATGATCTGCATGGTCTGATCAATACCGCTTATATACCTAAATGTAAACTTCACTGTATTCTCTGACTGGACTGCCTTAGCTGCAAAAAATTCTTTTCCATGCAGGTTTGTAACCTTAGCCCAAATTTCCTTTACTACTTCAGGGCTTTCAACCTCGTACCCATTCTCATTTGTTGTTATTGCTATTCTCTGAATCGTAATGCGATGTCTCATTTCGCCAATTGTCATACCTACCACCCATCTTTCCGGTATGGGCTCAGGAGGCCAATCATCACATTGATGACTTCCTTCATATTCAAGTCTTCCCTTTTCTCATAAAGGTTTGCTATGCAGTAAAGAGCTGCCTGTCTTATGGATTCAGGGATTGTAACCAATTCTGATAATGGGAATCTCAGTATGTTCCCACACAGTTCTTCGCTGGTACTAATAAAGGAGGAGATGAGTGCATTGTCCTCATCCCCATCTACTTTCAAATATAGTTTTGCTTCTTCGAGCGTAACCAACACACTCACCTCCCTATACTATGAAGTCTTCATGAGACCTGCAGCCTTAAGTTTTGCGATCAACGCATTAAGGTCTACAACAACTGCTGCTACTGTGGAAGCTACACTGTCAGCCTGCAAAGCTGCAGGCTTCATTTCACTTCCAGAGAAAGAGAGCTTTCCACCAGTTAAGATGTCAAGCTCTCCCCCTATCACTGTTTTCTCTCCGCCCTGCTCGGTATAGTTCTTTACGTTACTCATATTCATTCACCTACGCTTTCTGCTGGAGGACCTTTATGGCCTCTGGAAGAATTAGCTTACCATCTACCCTCTGAGTTGCCTTGAATCCAACCTGGCCGGTAGCAGCATATAGCTCGTTCAGCCTCTGGAAGGACCTACCCTGCCTGTCAGCAACCCAATAGTATCCGAAATCACCAAAGGCTATGGTCTTAGCAGTTGATGCTATTGTCGGTACATATGCTGAAGTCTTAACTGGCCTATTTAGGATTGTATCAGGAGTTCCAGCAGCGAGGGATGGCTGCCAAATATACTGCCCGTTGCCATCTTTCAATTTTCTTATGACCTTAACAGTCGCATCATTCGTTACAAATACTGCATTTTTTCTATAAGGCGATTTAAGACTATACATCAAGTCTATTACCTCGTCCGCAGTAATAGCCGTTGCTGCTGCAGCAGTTACACCGAGTGTTGCTCCACCAGTTGCATTGAATATTCCTGTAGGTTTTCCTGAACCATCACCTATGAAAAAGGCTTCTTCTTCCTTAGCTCCTATCCTTCTTGCAAACTCCTTTGCAATGTACGCTTCAAGGTTGAATACACTGTCGTTTAGCAGTTCCTCAGAAACCTTGATCATAGTAGACAGTTTGTACGCTCCAATTGATACAAGTCCAAAAACATCATCTGAATCAGGAATTGGCGCTTCTTCTTCAACCCATGACGCTGTCCCCTTTGATGCCACAATTGGGATTTTCTTATCACCTGAAGATGTGTTTATGATCTTGGCCAAGCTCCTGAACAGGTTCTCCTCCTCAAGTGCTTGTATTAGGACCTTTTCAAACTCATCCGGAGCAAGATAACCACCTTCGCTATCAGTTCCTATCTGTAGCGCATTCTGGATATCGAAGCTATTCTTGCTCCTCAGTGCCTTCCAGAAAGCGGTTTTGTACTCATCTGAGGCTCTGCCAGTCTTCATCTCCATATTGGAATTTGGTTTCATGGTTATGGGGGTATTGACCGCCTTAGAAAGTTCAAGGTCAAGTGCCTGCTGCCTTTCAAGTCTATCAATCTCCTTTCCAAGATTCACCACATCAGCTTCCATTTTTTCATAGGTAGCTGTATCCTCTGCAGATATCAGCCCATCATTTCCTCTCTTTGAGTCAAGAAATGCCTTTGCTGAATCCCACGCTTTTGCTCTTTTTTCTCTTAGTTCCAATATCTTATTCATTCAAATCCTCCTAATATTTCAAGAGACTCAGTCTCTTGTCGAGTTCGCCAATTGTAGTTTTCTTTTCCATTTTCTTCTCTGGAAACTTTTCCATTAGTGAATTAAGGACAGTCATCTTGCTGAAAACTGCACCCTCAATAGTATGTGATTCTTCCTTCTCGTTTTCAAACATGATCTCATCTGCGAAACCAAGCTCCACTGCCTTCTTCGCATTAAACCAACTTTCAGCATCCATGAAGTGAGACAATTTGGTCCTTGTAAGACCTGTCTTTGATTCATAGGCATTGATTATGCCCTCTTTAACCTCGCTTAGCATGGCTATTGCCTTCTCCATTTCTACAGTGTCTCCAAAGGCCATGGTCATTGGATTATGGATCATGATCATCGATACCGGTGACATTAGAACTTTTGATCCAGCCATAGCTATGACAGAAGCAGCGCTTGCTGCTAAGCCATCGATTTTGACAGTCACATTTCCTGGGTACTCCTTTAGCATGTTATAGATTTGGGCTGCACTAAAGACATCTCCACCTGGAGAATTGATCCAAACGGTTATGTTTCCTGTACAGGAATTAAGTTCATCTTTGAATAATTTTGGAGTGACTTCGTAGAGTAGGAAAGTGTCGCCTT